GGGAGGCCCCTGTTGGAAACCTCCGGCATTGACGAAGACGAATTCACCCGGCTCTCGGATTTCCACCCTGACCGCGTAGACCTCGTCAAAAACGCTGCGAATGGCACGAGGTTCCTCATTGCCAAACAGGATGCGACAGCCGGGGTCCTCGACCCGGAGTTCGTCCGCAGCCTCATCGCCAAGTCACCCGAGGAGGCCCCTGTGCCCCAAGCGACTGAGGCCGGGGAAACGGTCCTCCCGAACGGGATCGTGATCAAGGGCTCCCCGGCGGACCTGGCCGCGTTCTTCAACGCCGCGCGCCCCGCGCCGACCCCGGCCGACGTCGCCAAGGCCAAGAACGACACCGCAGACCGGGAGAAGAAAGCCGCCTCCGGGGCCGCGATGTCCGATGGCAGTTACCCCATCGCGAGCGAGGAAGACCTGAAGAAGGCGATCCACGCGGTAGGCCGGGGCGGCAGCTCGCACCAGGCAATCCGGAAGCACATCATCTCCCGGGCCCGTTCCCTCGGCGCCTCCTCGGAAATCCCCGACAACTGGAACTCTGACGGCTCCCTCAAGGGCGACGTCTCCAAGGAGGCTGACGTGCCCTCAACCGTGACCAAGGCGGACCCGATGGACATGGCCGGAGACGCGGTCATGCTCGACGAGGGCATCGACGGCCTGGACCCCACGGTTCCCCTCGCCGCCCCCGATGACGAGCTTGACGTTCCCGGCGACCCGACCGACCCCGGCAGTCCCGCGTGGGAGGCGATCGACGCCGCCTCCGCTTCCAAGTGGGCGGGCATCCTCGCCCGCGCGAAGAACGCCCTGTGCCTGCTGGCTGAGCGGGAGATGCTCGAGGCCGCGAGCGCCGACCCGTCCGACGCCGAGAACGCATTCTCGCTCGAAGACGCCGCCTGCGCCATCGACTACGCCATCTCCCAGCTCGCCGTGTTCGCTGCGGGCGAGCAGGCCGAGGCTGAGATCGGCACCGAGATGGCCGGGATGTGCAAGGCGCTGGCCGGGTTCGATCCCGCGCCCCTGTCCGTCGTCGAGGGCCTGACCGCTGTCGCCAAGGCCGGCCGTGTCCTGTCCGCCGCGAACGAGGCCGCTATCCGCAACGCCACGGAGAGCCTGCAGAAGGTGCTGTCCTCGCTCCCCGAGGCGCCCGTTGCCAAGGAAAAGGAGGCCCCAGTGGCCGACACTGACAAGGCGGCGGACGTCGCCAAGGAGCGCTCCGCCGAGGAGCAGGCCAGGGACGCCGGGCCCGTGAACGCGGGCGGGACGACGGGACTGGGCGCGCCGCGCGAGGCCGGACCGGCAGAGGCACTGCCCGCTGACGGGCCGCAGGCCGCGCTCCCCGGCGACGCGCCCGGCCGCACGGTGATCAAGTCCGCCGGCCTGCCCGTGCTCGCCTACGACCGACAGGGCCGCGAGTGCAAGGTCCGCCCCGGTGCGATCCGCGCGCCCGTCGCCAAGGCTGACGGCGACACGGACGCGGGCAAGCCGACGATGCAGGCCGTTTTCGACGAGGACGGCAACCTTGTCGGCATCGTCGACCCCGCCGACATCACGCCCGTCTCGGGCGCAGGGGGCGGCTCCGGCGGCGACGCCCAGCCTGACCCGGCCCCGGCACCCGCCGCGGACGACACGCAGCCGCAGCCGCCCGCGGACGCCGGCGTCGCCGCCGACGCGGTCGGCAAGGCCGCCGATGAAAACGTGATCACAGTTACGACGGACGTGCTCAAGAGCGCTATCCGGGACGGAGCCAAAGAGGCCCTTGAAGCTCAGGGCGCCGCGCACCAGGAGGTCGTCGCCAAGATGGCGGCTGACAACGGCGTGCTGGCGGAGGAGCTGAAGGTCGTCAAGGCCCGTCTCGCGAAGGTGGAAGAGACGCCCGCCGCGCCAGGAGTGTTCACCAACGGGCAGCGGCCCGCAGAGGGCGGACGGCCGGTTCCGCCGGCGTCGCAGCTCCGCGGGCAGGACGCCGGCGCGCCCGTCACCGACGTGACCAAGGCCGCCGAGCGCCGCCGTGAGTTCCTGACCGCCGACCCGGCGCGGCAGAACGCGCTGGCCGTCGAGATGCAGCGCGACATGATCGCGTCCCTTGCGGCGATCCACGGCACCCCTGCCTAGCCCGCACCCCCCAGAGCAAGCCCCCCGGAGGCCCCCCGCACCACGCGGCGGGGCCTTTCGCATGCCACCGATTGGAGGCGCGCCGTGACTGCAATGCAGGAAGTCTCCGAGGAGACCATGGCCGCGTTCGACGCCATCGCCAAGGCGCAGACCGCAGGTATCACCAGCCAGACCGGCATCGTCAACTACGACCTGTCCGGCCTCGTGTCACAGGTTCCCGTCGTGACCCCCATGCGCGACCTGACCGCCCGGGAGAAGAGCCCGGCGGGCGCGAAGTTCTGCGAATGGCGCGCGATCATGAACGCCAACAACCTCCAGCCCGACCCGGCGATCCCGTTCGACTACGCCGCGAACGAGATCCAGATGATCGAGCAGGACTTCCAGGCCCAGTACAAGGGCATCGGCTACGCCGGGTTCGTCACCCAGGACGCCTATGACCTGGCCTCCGGCTATGCCGACCCGTACGCCGTTGAGACGTTCAACGTCCTCAACCAGGTCCTCATCGCAGACGACCGCAAGCTCCTCGGCGCCCAGTCGTTCGCCCTCGCCCAGCCCGCCCAGCCCACCCTGACCCAGCACACGACCGGCGGCACCATCAGCGCCTCCACCCTCGTGTACGTCGGCGTCGCGGCGCGCACCGGCTCGGGGTACTTCTACGGCACCGGCAACAGCCAGGGCAGCAGCAACAGCGGCACCACCACGTCCGGGCAGAACACCGACTCGGTCTCCGCCGTCGTCGCCTCCGTCCGCGGTGCCGTCGCCTACGACTGGTTCCAGAGCTCCAACGGCGTGACGTGGTTCTACTACACGACCACGACGACCAACACGGTCACGATGACCAAGGTCATCACCCAGAACCAGGCGGTTCCGACCGGCTCCGCCGTGCCTGACCTCACCACCATCTGGAAGGGCGCGGCCAGTACCGCCCCGACCTACAACTCCGCCGCGGACAACGGCAGCGCGAACAGCGCCGACTACGACGGCCTGCTCGCCTCCCTCGCCGGCGACTACAACGGCATCGGCCAGTGGGTCACCAGCGGCACCGCCACCGGCAACCCGAGCATCAACAACTCCCTCGACGGCGCAGCCCTCACCCTGTCCGGCGGCTCGGTCAACGAGCTCGAAGAGTACCTGTTCCTCCCCCTGTGGAACCAGGTCAAGTGCTCCCCGACCGCGCTGATGATGAACGCGGCGCAGGCACAGGAGATCGCGAACCTCGTACTCGGGTCCAGCTCGGCCACGACCTTCCTGAACACTGACGCCTCGGGCCGTATCAACGTCACCGCGGGCGGCAAGGTCGGGCAGGTCGTGAACGCCCCGGCCGGCGGCGTGACGGTGCCGATCGAGGTCCACGTCTCGCTGCCCCCGGGCACCATCGTGGCGCGGACCGACAGGGTCCCCTTCCCGCAGGCGAACATCCAGTCGGTGATCTCCTTCCGCACCCTGCGGGACATGTCGCAGTTCGACTACGGCGTCTCGCGGATCGCGAACATCGCCGGCGGGGGCCCGCGTCGTGAGTTCGAGGTGAAAAGCATCGGGGCCTTCCTGAACCGCGCTCCGGTTGCGATGGCAGTCATTCAGAATGCTGCGTAGCCTGACCTGCTGATTTACCGCCTGAAACTAGGCACTGAATATAGCCGCCGAATGGCCGCCCCGTAGTTGTGCTCCGTACGGGGCGGCCATTTGCGAAATCCATGCAAGGAGAAATCGGTGCGCCTTTACTCGCGCATGAACGCCGCGGCCGTTGACGACCCCGAGTACGGCCACATCGAACCGGGGGAGGACGGCGCGTTCAGCTTCGAGGACGAGCTGTCTGACCGGCTGCTGAAGTTCCACCACAAGGGCAAGCCCGCGTGGGAGACCGACGAGCAGCGCGCCGCGCGCATGCACGATAACGAGATGGCCCGCCGCCGTGACCCGGAGTCGCTGTACAGCGCGGTCGCCGGAATCGCAGACCTGACCAGGCAGCTCGCCGGGCTCCAGCTCGGGGGCGCCGCTCCCGGCGCGGAACCCGCGCTTCCGCCGGGCGTCGCCGCGGAGCTTGAGGCACTGCGGAAGCAGGTCGCCGAGCTCCAGGCGGGCCAGCGCCCGGCGCCGGCCGGCGGCGGCAGCGGGGCGCCGGAAGGTGCCGCCGGGCCAGGGCCGAAGCGCAAGGTCGCAGCCCCCAGGGCCGACCCGGCCGGGTAGCCCGGCCGCCCCGCAGGGCACCGCCCGCGCGGGGGTTTCGCATGTCCAGCAGCGCGCGGCCCGGCCGCGCCGTCTCCCCGGAGGTAACCCATGACCAGCGTAGTCCTGACCGGCGGCAACGGCGGCCCGCAGTCCGCGGAGTCCGCCGCCAACCCGGCCACTTTCGCCGGCGTGATCACCGCCCAGTCTGGTATCAGCACCCAGGCGCTCGCCGCCGGGTACATCGGCCAGTCAGTCAGCCCTGACGTCCTGTCGGCGACCGCCGTTGTCCTGACGACCGCCTACGGCTACCTGACCAGGGTCTCCGTCCCGGTCTCGGGCCTGTCCAGCTACCTCGACGTGGTCCTCACCACCGGCAACACGGTCACGAACGCGGTGTGGGCGCTCTACACGGGCTCCGGCGTCAACCCGGTCGCCTACACGGCCGAGTCCCACGCGACGGTCAGCGGCACGGCGAACCTCTACAGCATCCCGTGGGCAACCCCGGTGAACCTGGCCGCCGGGACCTACTACGTTTACCAGGAGCTCACCGGGACCACCCCGTCGATGCCGGGCGTCACCGCGACGTCGACCGGCTCGATCGGGGCGACGGTCCTCAACCCGAACTGCTCCCTGTCCGCGACTGTCCCGTCGCTGAACTCGGCGGTGCTCACCTCAGGAGCGCCGACCTCGGTCACCGGCACGACCCAGCTCACGTGGGGCACCAGCTGGGCGCTCACGACCTCGAAGCTGTGGTACGGGATTCGTTAGCCCGGCAGGCCGGGTGGCGGGGCCGGGCGGGGATTGCGGGCGCGGTCACTGACCGCGCTCTCGATCTCCTCCTCCATCACCCCGAACGCCGCCTTAGCTGCCAGCCACCGCTCGTACTGCTCCTGCGGGACGTCGAACACCCGGTAAGGCTCAACGAGCACGGGGTACTCGTCGTAAAGCTGGAAGTCCGCGGGTTCCCCGTTGCAGCCCCGGTCGTCGAGAACCACCCGCACCGTTCCCTCGGGCTGCGGCGCGGGGACGTACCGGGGGCGCGCGCCAGGGCCGGACGGGTTCGGGATCAGCGCGGGGCCGGGCGTGAGGTCGTAAGCGCAGATCCCGGGGGTCTCGTTCTCGCTCACGGTCGCCTCTTCTCGCAGGGAAGCCCGAGCGCCGAGCGGACGCGGGTCATCGCCGGGTCGTCGTCGGCGTCGAAATGGCGGGCGTACCCGTAGACGCACTCCAGGTCGTCGCGGTGGACCGTGACAGCCGACCCGGGCGGTACGGACGTGAAGACCAGGCCGCGGGCGCGAAAGTTCGCCTGGAACTCGACCGCGAACCGCCAGGGCTCCGGCTCTGGCATCAGGTAGAGCGCCTCGGGCGAGAACGGCCCCGGGATCCGGTGCGGCCCGTCGATCTCGAATGACGGGTTCAGCGGGTCATCGGCCGTCCACGTCATGAGCGTCCCGTCGTCAAACGTGACGGTCGTGCTTATGCGGGCAATGATGCGCCGTTCCTGATTCACCCGCCCCACTATGGCGTAAGCCGGGACGGGGGTGAGCCGATGCCCCTCGGGACGCCTTTGATCACGCCGGAAATGCTGATGAACGCCCCGACCGGATTAGCGAGTTTCATGGCAGATCCTTCCGAAACCGCGCAGCTTGGACTCGGAGACCCTCGCTGAGGTCATGAACGTCTGCTGGCGCGCATCGAGCATCGTCGATACGTTTTGCCAGCAGGTTCTCCGGTCAACCATCGGCAGCGAGCAGCTGATCGGCCCCGGCTACCCGCGCTGCAACGTGGACCGCAACACCGGCCTCGGCGTCCTGCAGACGAAGTGGTGGCCGGTCACGTCGGTCCTGGCGCTGCAGGTCTCGCCGAGCCGCTCGTTCCCCGCCGTCTGGACGCCGGTCCCGGCCGGGGACTACCGGATCCGCCACCCGCTCATCGCGGTAGGCGACACGGCCTCGGCCACTGCCCCTGACGGCGGCTGGACGATCGACGTCGCGCCGGGGTACATCGGGTGCAGCCCGTGGGGGCGGACGCCGACAGGCGGTTTCATCGGCGCAGGCGGGCGCGGCAGCCAGCTCGTGCAGGTCGACTACCTCAACGGCTGGCCGCACACCTCCCTCACGTCAACGGCGGCGCAGGCCGCGACGGTCCTGAACGTCGACGACGTCACCGGCTGGGCAGGAGCCTCGGGCTTCGCCTACGACGGCTCCGGCACCGAGCCCGTTACCGTCGCGTCGGTCTCGGCGAGCACCCCGGTCGTCCTGCCGAACGGCGCCGGGACCGCCCAGTCCGGGCCGGGCACGATCACCCTCACCTCGCCGCTCGCCTTCTCGCATGAGCAGGGCGTGGTCGTCTCCGCGCTTCCCGCCGCGGTGCTCCAGGCCGCGATCCTCGCCTGCGCCGTGCAGGCCCTCACCGGAGGCACGGACGCCATCACCATTCAGACGGTGAACGGGGAGCACTCGTCTCCGCAGCCGACCGCCGAGGGCATGACGAAGATGTACCAGGGGCTTTTGGCGCACTACAAGCGGATCATGTAGGAGGCCGGATGCTGGCCTCGGTCTCCGCATACGTGCGCAGCATCATCGACGGCCTCCCGATCCTCTACGTCGAGAACATGCCCCCGCTGACCGCGTGGATCACCCCGCCCGCGCTTGAGCAGGCTGACGGCCCCCGCGCTCACGTGTGGGGCGGGGCAGTCGACATCACCCGGCAGACGGCGCCCCGCGGGCCGGGGTTCAAGAAGTGGCCGTGGGTCATTGACGTCTACCTCGTCTACCTCACGACGCCGGACGACGGCCTGGACGCCGAGCCGATGCCCCGGATCATCGACGCGGTGATCACCCAGTTCGCCGCCACGACGATGCCGCTGTTCATCGACGTTTACGGCAACCCGATGGGCCCGAACGCGGTCAACGAGACCGACACGCAGATCCAGGGCATCGGCGAGCGGATCCGCCTGCAGTACCCGACGGAGAAGATGGCCGGCCCGATGCAGATGCTCTGGTACACGTCCCTTCTCTCCGTGGACGTCCTCGAGGTGGTGCAGTCGTGAGCATGACCATGAGCGTCTCCGGCGCGGACCGGACGCTTGAGTTCGACTTCGAGGCCGCAGCGGGCGCGTGGGCCGGGGCTGTCGCCGAGCCTGCTACCGCGATCATGAAGGCCCGCGCCCCGTTCCGGACCGGCGCCCTCCGCCAGGGCATCGGCTCCCGCGTGGAGTCAGCGCCCGGCTCGGTCGTGATCTACGGCACCGCCTCCTACCTCCCGTTCATCCTCGGCGGCACGCGGCCGCACGTGATCGCCGCCCGGAACGCGCGGGCACTGCGGTGGATGGGCTCCGGCGGCATCGGGGTCAACTTCGCCCAGCGGGTCAACCACCCCGGCACCAAGGCGAACGAGTTCCCCGAAGAGGCCATGGGAGCGATCGAGCCGTTCATCGTGAGCGAGTTCGCGGACGCGATGCGGGAGGCGCTGATCATTGACTAGCGACACGGTCCGGCTGCGCTACACCGGCACGCACCCGAAGACGTTCACCGAGATCGGCATCGAGGTCGGTGAGGACAGCCGGGAGTTCGAGGTTCCCGCCAGCGAGGTCGAGAGGTTCACGCGGCGCGCGGACGTCGAGATCGCGGCGAGAGGCAAGGCAAAGGCGGCGCCGAGGGAAGAGGCGTCTCCGGCCGCGGAGGGCTGACCGGCTTCACTCCCAGTCCGCAGGCTCGCCCGGCTCGGCCGGGTGCCGCTCGGCCCGGAGCATGTACTTCAGGCACGTCATCTGCCACGAGCCGACCGCCTGAAGCATCTCGATGTCGGTCAGGCCGTGCCCGCGCTGTAGCCGGCTGAGCTGCCAGGCGACGTCGGCGGATGCCTCGGCAACCGACTGCGCGCGGTCATGTTCTCGCGCCAGCGGCGGATCGCTCACGGCTTCCACTCCTCTGCCTCGTACCCCTCGCGGAACCTGTAGCCGTGGGCGAGCTTGCGCACTGTCCACTTCAGCGTGCGGGCCTGGTCGTAAAGGCTGTGCGCGCCCGCCTCCTGCTCCCATGCCGCCTCCGCGAGCTTCCGCATCGTCTCGTAGTCGTCGAGCACCGCGAGCACTGACTGCGCCCTTGCGGCCTCGTCCTGCGCTTCGGCGGACGGGTCATGGAGGACCCGGCATCCCTCGCAGTAGTACGCCTCCCCGCCGCGCGCCGCCTCGTTGTCGCCTTCCGCCTGCGCTCTCAGCCACGCGGCGATCTCGTCTTCCTCGCTCACCCCGCCATCGTCCCACGGCGTCCCGGCTGCCCCTTTCGAGCACCAGTTAAGGAGGGGGCCAGTATGGGTTACCCCGCAATTACGGAACGCTACGGTTCGCTGAGCGCGACGGGACTCTCGAAAGAGGTCACGTTCGGTACGCCTGTTGCGGCTACCTCATGGTTGCCCATGACGGGCAACACGATGGAGCAGGACCCCGGCTGGTTCTCTCCCGAGCTCATGATGGCCGTCCGTGACCAGCACGTCTTCAACCTCCAGGGCGAAGCTAAGTTCGCCGGGGCGATCGAGGGCCCGCTGTTCCCGTCGAACGCGATGGAGCTGATCGCCTCCGCGATCGGCACGGACGCGGTGACGGGAACAGGGCCCTACGTTCACACATTGACGCCGGCGAACACGCTCAGCAGCCTCACCATCGAGAAGAACCTCGGCAACTACCAGAGCCTGCAGTTCGCCGGGTCCAAGGTCAGCAAGCTGTCGGTCAAGGCCGCCGCGGGCAACGAGGCCGTCTCGATCGCCGCGGACATGATGGCCCAGTCCGCCGCGATCCTCGCCACCCCGACCGCGGTATCGGTCACCAACGAGCTGCCGTTCGTGTTCAGCGAGGCGTCGGTGACGTTCGCGTCCAACGCCCGCGCCGACGTGACCAGCGCGACGATCGACATCGACAACGGCCTGAAGGAAACGTACACGTTCTCCGGCCTCCACGGGCCGAGCTTCCTGTCCCCGGTCAGCCTGCACGTCAGCGGCACGGTGGACGTCGTGTGGTCCTCGCTCAACAGCGGCACCTACGGCGACTACAGCACCCTGGCCAACCAGACCCTCGGGTCAATCGCCATCGGCTTCAACCACCCCGGCGGCAGCGGTTACGGAATTACCTTCTCGATGCCGCAGGTGGTCCTGAGTAAGTACACAAACGATGTTAAATTCTCGGACATTATACTCAGTTCGTGGACATATGAAGCGAGCTTGAGCCTTTCAGCTGGACATACGATTCAGGCGGCTGTGACCAATGGGGTATCAACTGCATATTAGACTTACTGCATGAAAGTGCCCCGGCGACGTAGCGAGCGCCCCGGGGCTTGGCCACACCGAGGGAACGGTGCGACATGGGAAACAGTACGTGTGCAGTAGGGGCGTGCGATAGGCCCGCGATCACCAAGGGCTATTGCAATGCCCACTACCAACGGGTCAGGCTCTACGGTGATCCGCAGGCGGGTAAGCCGCTCCGGCCACTCAAAGGCAAGCGCCTCGACGAGCTCACCTGCTCAGTTGAGGGCTGCGGGACGCGGGCCGCGCACCGCAGGATGTGCGGTCCTCACTATGGGCGCTGGAAGAAGTACGGCGATCCGCTGGCCGGACGGACGGTCAAAGGCACTTTCTCTAGCGGACCGTGTGTGGTCGACGGCTGCGGCGACTTGGCCAACGGCGGTCTCGGCTGGTGCAAGCGCCACTATCAGAGGTGGTACCTGGCCGGAGACCCGCTCACTCCAGATAAGTACGCCCGTCGCGGGGCACCTCTCCGTGAGCGCCTTGAGTTCCACATCGCCAAGACGGACCACTGCTGGTTCTGGACAGGGACTGTCGGTTCAGACGGCTACGGAAGAACAAGGATCAGGCTGCCGGACGGGCGCATGTGCCATGCGGCCCACCGCGCCGTCTACGAGGTCTTCGTCGGCCCGATTCCCGAAGGCCTTGAGCTCGATCACCTCTGCCGGAACCGGGCGTGCGTCCGCCCGGAACACCTTGATCCGGTCACTCGCGAAGAGAACATCCGTCGGATTCCTCCGCCTGAGCCTGCTACGCACTGCGGCAACGGTCATGAATTCACCGAAGAGAACACGCGATGGGTCCGCGTCTGCGTGACCTGCTCCCGCGACTCAACGGCACGCTACAGGTCACGCAAGAGCGCCTGACACTCCTCGACCACCCGGCCCCCGGATCACCCTCCGGGGGCTTTTTCATTCCCTGAAAGGGCGGTACATGCCCGGCTTTCTCGACGATCTCGGCTACGGGGGCACGACCCGGATCGACCTCGGCAAGGACTACTGGGTGGAGGTCAAGAACTGCCTCACCGAGGAGGAGATCGGCTTCGTCAACGACCTGCTCGGCGGCAAGCAGCGCGTCGACGTCGGCGGCCAGCGGCAGTTCGCGGAGATGAACGTGACGGCATCCCGCACCGAGACGCTCGTGATGGCGATCGTGGACTGGAACGTCTCCGACCCTGACGGCACCGTGTGGCCGCTCTTGCCCGCTGAGCGCAAGCCGGGCCAGCCGTTCCCGGCGAACAGTGCCCGCCGCTTC